TTTGCATCATCCAGTATATATTATTAGGTTGTACCATTGACATATCTTTAATTGGCATTGTTAATGTATGTTCTTGTCCTTTTGTTGTATATTTAATAACCACATTACCGTCTGTATTTTCAGCTGGCTGTGGCGTAATACTAGCACTCAAGACTGTATATGGCACATGCCCAAATTCTTGATTATTAACCATAACACTAAATGTTCGTGTATTTGTATTATATTCAATTCTATCTTTATATGGACCATCTGCAATTTGCACGTTGTTGATATCATATAAAGAATATACATTCACCACATTATCTTTAATATCTTCATGTGTTGCACTAATATTACCAACAGGTTGTAGTGTATTCTGATTGTTTTTGATAAATATATTACCAATATCTAAGTTATCTAAATAGTCTTGTGGCACACCAGCTGAAATAGAATTAATTTCATTTACAAAAGTAGAAAATCTACCTTTTGAGTTTACGCCTTTAGCACGAATTGCATCAGCAATCGCTTTTTTTGTTTTATTGAGTTCTTCAACACTTACAATTACACTTTGAATATCCATAAAACCTCCTATTGGTTTAATTTATCAAGAGCTGTTTTAAGGGCTGTTAAATCTGCTTCGTATTTAACCTTAGAAATAAATGTATCATCTGTTTCTTTTTTTGTATATAATGTTTTAGAAGCATTATCAAAATCTTTAGTTGTTAAAATAGCACGAGATGCTGTGCCATCCCACCATGTAATGCGTGATGCTGACAAAGCCATTGGTTTATCTTTATTGCCAACTTCTACGCCATTACCGTTATTAAGTTTGATTAAACCCCATTCTACACCAGATGTATCTTTACCCGTTAATGGAGTATTGTTGGCTAATGCTGGCACACTTGGAGGAGTGTAATTGATATTATTAAAGTATTTAGTGTTTGAACTATGTTTATACACTTCAACTTTACCATTACGGTTTACAGTAAAATACACCTCTCCATTATAGATAGCAAAATCTTCAACTTCAAGTGTAGATGTTACCTCTGTATTGGTCACACTATCATCTAAATTTTCGATAATATAACCACCAACCGAAAATACAATACTTTGACCGTTATATAATGCACCATTAGTATCTTGACTTGTAGAAATAATTGGCATTGTTTTTGTATTTACCAATGTTCTATTTTCGTTATAATACTGAATAGTACGTTGCTTTGTTGCACCAGTATATAAGATAGAAACAAATTTGTTTGAAGCTTTATCATAGGCTAGATTGAAGACTTTATTAGGGAAATTGACAGTTCCTTCTATTGCCATATTGGTGTTCATAACAGCAACCTGATTAGGATTTACAGCACCATTTGTTACATAGATTTTACCTTTATAAGAACATAATGTGTTGCAATGACCCAATCTATTTTTATCTGTAAATGTTTGTTTGGACATTAAAGTAGAGAAATCAGCATTGTATTTATAGAACACTTGTTTAGTATTGTCACTATTTACACAAGCAATATAAAAAGCATTTGCTTCTTCATTATATGTGAAGCCCTGACATTGGTTTACGCCGCTATCTAATGGGATTTCTAATACCTTAACAATATTAGCTGCACTTTTGAAAAGTGTTGGTTCTGAACCTTTAAGACTTTTAATAAAATCAGCTTCTGTACCTGTATTACCAAGACCTAACCAAGATTGATATGCACTTTTGCCATCACTGCCTTTTGGACCTGCTGGACCTATATCACCTTTTTGACCATTAGGACCTACTGGACCAGTTAAACCTTGAGGTCCTCTTTCACCTGCATCTCCTTTAGGTCCTGCTATGCCTTGTGGTCCTTGTGGTCCTGCATTACCTTGCAAACCTTGTGGACCTATTGCACCCCTAGGACCTTGTGGACCTGTTGGACCTATAGGACCCTGTGGACCAATATCACCTTTATCACCCTTTACGCCAGTCATAGTTGTTAAATATTCTAAAGCTGTATCTGTTTTGACAAATACCTTGCCGTTATCAGCGTCATTAGAACGTATCATAACTAAACTATTTTGTGCAAACGTACCAATTTTGCTGTTCATAACAGCTACTGATGGTTGGATAGAACTGATTTTGAAAGGTTCCCCTCTTTCACCTCTTGGTCCTTGTAGACCAGTAGGACCGATTGGACCAATAGGACCACGCTCACCTTGTACGCCACGTGGACCTTGAGGACCCGCTTCACCACGAATACCTTGGATACCTTGCAATCCTTGAGGACCAGCAGGACCTACGTTACCTTGCTCACCTTTAGGTCCAATAGGACCACGTTCGCCTGTATCGCCTTTAGGACCAGTTAAACCACTAGGACCAATAGGACCTTGGGAGCCTGTTTCTCCCTTTGGACCTACATCACCCTGTAAGCCTTTAGGTCCTGTTAAGCCTTGAATGCCTTGTGGACCTTGCGGACCATCATTACCTTTTGGACCGATTGGACCTTGAGGACCTATATTGCCAACAGGACCTCTTTCTCCAGTTTCACCCTTATCACCTTTAGGACCTTTTAATTTTTCCAACTGTGCAGGAGTGAAATCTTCAAATTTAAAATCTTTACCATTTTTGCCATCTTTCCCATCACGATTATGACTAATCGTAATATTAGGAGTAGCAGCTTGTATAATTTTAATAATTTTATCAGCCATATATACCTCCTAGTGGAAAGAAATTCCGGGACTTACAATAAATTTACCTTGTACAATACGCTCTTTTCGTCCATTTGTATTAGTTTGCTGAATATCATAATAGTAAGAGTTTGTTTCTCCATAATATTCACCGTCTGTTTCAATATTACCAGTAACTTCAGAAGAGAAGTTGATATTCAATACACCTTTTTGTGCGTCAGCAATTACGCATTCTGCTTCTGCAATGACTTCTTGGCTCTCTGCTGTTTGTCTAACCTTACAAGAAAATTTAGACCCAGTAATATCAATTGGTATATTCTTACTATCACTGATAATCATTTGTAAAGCATAGTCATCACCCTGATTAACGGTAATATCATATATTGGTACATTAGATTTAAACTTTGCCATTATTCAGCTCCTTTTCTTTCTTCGTAAGTACCTTGTGCTGTATTATATTTAGAGTTAATTAATTTATTAGCAACTTGTGTCATAGGACCACCACCTGCCGCCATAGTGGCAAGTGTTTCATAGTGGTCCCATCTAGCATCAAAAAATACTAAGTAAATTGTAACACCAATAAATAGCAATACAAACAAGATAGAAATTGTACGAGTGAGGGATAAACCCCCATTCTCATACATTAACATTTCAAGAACACGCTTCAAGATTTTATCACCTCTTTGGTTTCCTTGATAAATTTACGCAATTCTTTAAACCACTTAAAGGCTTCTGCGTCTAATTCATTTAATTTTTCAATAATAGATACAATCTCACATAACATCGGTGCCAACATGAATAGCATTGATAAAAGTGCATCTATTCTAAATCCCATAACAGGGACATCAGGTAATGACCATGCTGTAGCTGCGAGAGTGAAGAAGATGGGATATTCAAAAGATACCTTAGAAAATAAAGATTTACGGAACGCTTTACTAACTAAAAATCGCTTTGTTTTTCCATTCGAGAGAGTAACAGTCCCCCAACCAAGGAATAATGCTTTAAACATATTCCATGTAGTGCATTCTTTACCAACTGCTTTATTATATTCAACAAGTTCAATAACAAACCGTAATAAAATATCTATCAATAATAGAATTGTTACGGCTAAAATACAGAAAATAATATCATATACCGCATTATCTGGTGTACTATGATATAAATAGAAAAGAATGCTATCCCTTGGTGGTGGCAGCATTATTTCAATCATTAAACCTCCTATAACCCATTAACATCAAGAACGACATAACTAAAAGCAGAGATAACGCCACTACTCTTATTCATACCTACACTAATTCCCGGTGGATAAGCTACACGTATATGTAAGGCTTCTAGTTCTGATGCATTAGCGCCAAAGTCTACCAACTTAGGTCCATCGACTACTGTTTGTGTATTAAATATTTTAGTGGATATAACTCCTCCATTTAGATAGACATTCGATTTACTTGTAATAGTTGTAACTTTACGGTAAATATAATAAGTGTATGTATGAATAATGTTAAAACCATGCGAGTAATCAAAGTGTGGTATAGATGATACATCAGATTCTATTTCTATAGTTTGCTCTGATTGTGTAGTATGTCCGCCAGCAGCTATAGCTATATTTGAACCAATTACTGTTCCGTTATTTGCCCCGACTCTAACCACTTTAGCCTGTTTATGATTAGAGTCAAATAGTAAATCACCAGCATCATTAAATATTTGAACCCCCATAGTAGATGAGGATATTGGTTTTGTTGCAAATAGGTAAATATATGCATTGTTAATATCACTAATATAATAGTCGCAGTGCGTGGAAGAATTAGAACAATATCCATCAATGGTATTGCTCCCATTGCCAATAGCTCCTATGATTTCTCCATTTTCAAATTGTATGGTTCCAGACTGACTTGTCACTTTAATTTTTCTTGTCATGTATAAATTCATATATGTATCGTCACTTTGCAAATGGTTT